ACGCAAGCGGTTAATTTCATCTGTGTACTTTTCACGGGCTTTAGCCATAGCGCGCACATGATCCCCGCCTGACTCAGCCGCAATTTTTTCTGATGCGTCTGCACCTAAAACAATGTCAAAATCCAAACCATTCATCTTTGATTTAGTTACTTCAATACATCTGCGCAAAATGTCAATACTGTCACCAGCGGCTCTTAAGGTTGTAAATGGAACTAAACGCGTTGGAACAATGTTGATGTTCTGCGCGACTTGGTACTCGTAGCGTCTAGGTTCAGGGCGGCCTGTTGCAGGGTTAATTGGGTTAATTGCGCCAGGAATAATTGGATTGCCTGGGCCAAATGGAACTGTTGCGCTAAATGGTGCGCGTGGGAGTGCGACATTGTTGCCGTATGTCTGTTGCATTGCTAAACCGCTTTGGGCCATAAGGTCATCAGTGCCAATTGTTGTAGCACCTCTAGGCAGGTTAGGGCCTTTTTCGAGATTGCCAGTTGCTATTGCTCTTGCGATACGGTCACGCAGACCCATGCGTATCTCCCTTGTTATGCCTCTTGTAAATCAGGCGTGTAGTAATGATAGCGATTTCCGCAACTTCATGTATTGTAACGCTTATGAACTTAGTTGAGAAGGCAGTTCATTTTGGAGGCAAACTAGCGCCATTAGTAATTCCTCACGGATTAACTAGCGGCACTGGGCTAATGAACCCATCAATCTTTATTGATGACAAAGGCCAAATCCTTGTGAACCTGCGACATGTAAATTACACGCTGTACCATGCAGAAAATGAGCAGAAGTTTCCTAGCCGTTTTGGGCCTCTGTCATACCTGCACCCTGAAAAAGATCAACGCCTAGTAACTGTCAATTACTTGTGCTTGCTCAATGATGATCTTGAAATGATTAAACACGCCAAAGTAGATACATCTGAATTAGATGTTGCGCCCATGTGGGAGTTTGTTGGTGAGGAAGATTGCCGCGTTGTGCAATGGCTAGATGATTATTATTTGGTAGGCGTTCGCCGTGACACCACAACCAACGGCGTAGGCCGCATGGAGTACAGCCGTATTGAAATTGACTGGGATAATTGGACTGTCAAAGAGGTCAGGCGTGTGCGCATAAAAGCCCCTGCTCCTAACACTTCTTATTGTGAAAAGAATTGGATACCTGTCCTAGATAAGCCTTACCACTTCATCAAATGGACAATGCCAACAGAATTAGTTTATGCCAACCCAATCAGCGGTGAGTGTGAGCAGGTATTTCACAAGCAAACAGCCGTAGCGCCTAAAGATCAGCGCGGATCTAGTCAGGTCATACGGTGGGGCAGTATGTACATCTCCATTACCCATGAGGTAGATCTATTTAAGAATTATCTCAAGCAGAAAGATGCCATTTATCGTCACCGCTTGGTTGTATGGGATCAAGAACTAAATGTTGTAGGGCTAAGCAAGGAATTCTCATTCTTAGATGCTCGCGTTGAGTTCTGTGTAGGTGCGGCAGTCCATAACGGCAACCTTTTAGTGTCCTTTGGCTTCCAAGATAACGCCGCTTTTATCTTGCAAGTACCTGGTTCAGTGGTAGAAGATTTAATTATGGAGGCTTTAGCGTATGAAAATTGAGGATTTAGTTGTAGAACTATCCAAAGATCCATTTAACCCAGTGCTTAATTTTGATGTAGCGGTTGAATACGAGAAGCAAAACCAAACAGCCTCAGCCGTTTCTTTCTATTTGCGCACCGCAGAATACGGTCATGAGTCACACCCTACCTTGGTTTATGCCTCACTTCTCAAGGTTGCCCATTGCTTTGATGACCAAAATGACCGCCAAGCAACAGTAACTAATTGTTTATTGCAGGCTGTTGCTTATCTGCCATACCGTCCTGAAGGTTATTTCCTTTTAGCGCAATTTCATGAGCGTTTAGGGCAGTGGCAAGAGTGTTATACCTGGGCAAACATAGGATTGCACAATCAACTTAACTCACCGCTTCCTGTACATGTTGGTTATGAAGGTCAGTATGTGCTTTTGTTTGAGAAGGCAGTAGCGGCTTGGTGGATAGGCCGCAAAGATGAGAGCATACAAATCTTTGGCCGCCTTAACGCCATGCCAATAGATCCAGGTTACAAAGCCGCAGTGCAAAACAATCTTGAGAGGATAGGCAATGCTTCTATTTGATGTTGGGGCTAATCGTGGTGATGCAACCATTGCAGGACTTGAGCAGGGATACCGCGTAATAGCCTTAGAAGCCGCTCCACGCGTGTTTGCAGAGTTAGTGGGTAACTTTATCTATAACCCAAATGTTGTACCGCTTAGAATGGCCGCTAGTGACAAAGATGGCGAGCGCTTAAAGTTCTATGAGGCTAAAGAAGATGGGCTCAGTTCGCTCAATAAAGACTGGCTAACAAAAGATGGCATGCCATACGCAGGTAAACCGTATCGTGAGGTAGAAGTAAACACAATCACTCTTGACACCCTTGCAGATACATACGGCAACCCTGACTTGATCAAGATTGATGTTGAAGGTGCAGAGTGGCAAGTAATGAAAGGCATGACTCGCCATTACGGGGGTTTTATCTGCTTTGAGTGGACATTTGAAACATTGCACCAACATGAGGATCAGTTAGATTATTTATTCACATTAGGTTACAGAGAAGTAGCCGCGCAATACATTGTGAACCATTTACAACAACCTGATGACTGGGCCAACATGCAATCTAACAACTCAAATCAGTTATTAGCCTGGCATCAACTCACATCAGATGAGTGGATTGATGGCGGTTGGAAAGTAGCAAACCTGCGGCCAACGGCTGATGTTGGCATGCTATGGGTTCGCTAGTTACATACCGCCTAGCATCAAACCAACCTGGAATGGGATCACTGTTGCAACGCCGCTAGTACCTTGCGTTCCTTGTGTTCCTGTTCCAGTAATACCCTGCAAACCAGTTGTACCTTGTAGGCCCTGAATACCTTGAAACCCTTGAACGCCTTGAGCGCCTTCAGTACCTTGCAAGCCATTTGTACCTTGCGTTCCAGTTGTACCCTGTAAGCCAGTTAAACCTTGCGCACCTGTTTCACCAGTAGTGCCTTGAGTGCCAGTAAAACCTTGTAAACCTTCTAGCCCTTGAGTGCCTTGAGTTCCTTGAGATCCTGTTGCACCCTGAGATCCAGTTACACCCTGAGTTCCTTGTGTGCCAGTAACTCCTTGCAGTCCTTCAATACCTTGAATTCCCTCAAGCCCTTGAACACCTTGAGTTCCTTGTGTTCCTTGCGCTCCTGTAACACCTTGTACTCCTTGAGTACCCTGCGTTCCAGTAATGCCCTGCAATCCTTCTAAGCCCTGTGTTCCCTGAGTTCCCTGAGTACCAGTAGTTCCCTGAGTTCCGTTAATACCGTCAGTTCCCTGGCTACCAGTCAAACCCTGCGCACCTGTTAAACCCTGTGTGCCAGTTGTTCCCTGAGATCCAGTTATGCCCTGCGTACCCTGCGCTCCTGTTGTGCCTTGAGTTCCTTCAATGCCTTGAATTCCCTCTAAGCCCTGTGTACCAGTTGTGCCTTGAGCGCCTTCAATGCCCTGAGTACCGTTTGTACCTTGTGAGCCTGTGATGCCCTGAAGTCCATTAACTCCTTGAGTACCTGTTACACCCTGCAATCCTTCAATGCCCTGTGTGCCTTGTGAGCCAGTAATTCCTTGCGAACCAGTGACACCTTGCAAACCTTCTGCACCCTGAATTCCAGTTGTGCCTTGAACTCCTTGCAATCCAGTAGTTCCTTGAGCGCCAACAGTTCCCTGCGCGCCAGTAACTCCTTGAACGCCAATGCTTTGAGTGATAAGAGAAAGATTATGGTTATTGGCAAAATTTGTTGTGCCTGTTCCACCTGATGTTAAAAGTGTTACAGGAAAAGTGAAATAACTGTTAGTGACAGATGTAGGTGTGCCGTTTACTTCCCACTCTTGATAATTGTTAGAGTCAGTTCTATCTTGAATAAAGAAAATGTCATTATCTTTAATGTTTGCTAATAGAAAATCAATGTCCACATTGAAATCTGTTAGATGAGAAATGTAAATGTTTGTTGCAGAAATTTGTGTAGCGTTATTCCAAATAATTCTACCAGCGGCAGGTACAGGTGTTTGAGTTGTAGTGTCTGCTTGATACTCAAAAATAGATGATGATGTACCGCTTGCTCCAGTATTACCTTGAACTCCTTGAATACCGTTTAAGCCCTGAATACCAGTAGTGCCTTGTACACCCTGAGAACCAGTTGTACCCTGAGCACCATTAGATCCAACAAATCCCGCTGTACCTTGTGCGCCTTCAACACCTTGAACACCAATAACGCCTTGTGTTCCCTGCGTTCCGTTTGTACCTTGAATTCCATCAAGTCCTTGTGAGCCAGTAATGCCTTGTGAACCAACAACACCTTGCGCGCCAGTAGTTCCTTGAATTCCATTAAGACCCTGCGAGCCAATTGCGCCCTGCGCACCAACAACGCCTTGAGATCCAGTTAATCCTTGAATACCATCAACACCTTGCACACCCTGTACACCTTGAGCGCCAGTTTCACCTGTTGCGCCTTGAATACCTGTTAAACCCTGTACACCTAATACGCCTTGAGTACCCTGGCTACCAATTGTTCCCTGCGTACCAGTTCCAGTAACACCTTGGTTTCCTACAAAGCCTTGTAAGCCAGTTGTTCCCTGCGCTCCAACAATTCCTTGCACACCATTTGTACCCTGGTTGCCCTGTGTACCAATAGAACCCTGGCTACCAATTGCGCCCTGTGTTCCTGTTGATCCTTGCACACCATTAGCACCTGTTGTGCCTTGTGAACCAAGAACACCTTGAATACCAACTAAACCTTGTGAACCTGTAACACCCTGCGCACCAATAATTCCTTGCGTTCCATTTGTTCCTTGTGTTCCGTTAAATCCTTGTGTGCCTGTCGCGCCTTGCGCACCAGTTGTTCCTTGCGCTCCTGATCCAGTTGCACCTTGCACACCAAATGAACCTTGAATACCAGTTAAACCTTGAGCGCCTGTTACTCCTTGTGCGCCTTCTACACCTTGCAAGCCATTAGCACCCTGCACACCAGTTAATCCTTGTGCGCCAATTAAACCTTGTGTTCCTTGTGCTTGGTTAAATCCGCCGCCTTGTAAACCTTGTGTTCCTTGAGTTCCTTGAGCAGAGAAAAAGCCTGATGTACCTTGAATACCTTGAACGCCTTGTTGCCCCATAGGGCCAGGTGTTACAACAATGACATTGGGAGTTCCAACAGGGTTTGGGTTGTT